TGGCCTTTGATTTTTCAGTTTCAGCGGCGGCGGCGGCTTGTTCTGCTTCCTTTACCTTTTGTGCGGCGGCGGCGGCACGACTGGCAAGCTGGCCGATAGCAACGGCGGCGGCATCCAATGCCTTAACCGCTTCGCTTTCCGTCACGCCCACGCCGATATGCTTGTGCAAAAGGGCAATTTCAGATTGCAGGTTTTCCCGTGCCGTTTGAAGCTTGGTTTTTGGCGTGGCCTTTTTCCGCGCGGCCTTGGCATTGTCCAGCGCGGCGCGGGCTTGCGTCATGCTGGTGTATTCGTGCGCGGCCTTAGTAACATGCTTTTTCTCGACCGAATTTGCTGGCAATCCTGCGACCTTTTCAATCTGCCCCAAATAACTGAAATAAGCTTTCAAGGCTGGGCTTGCTTCCTTCATGCTTCCCGCTGGTTGCTTGTGCGTTTCCGCCTTGCCGTCAACGGTAGACTTGTAGGTGAAGCCAAGGCGGCTTGCCAAGGCGTTATAAAATTCGTCAACCGATATCGGGCTTTCTCCATACATTGCCCCAAAAGCTTTAAGCAATTCGTCGCCTTTGCTTTTGATTGTCGCATTGCCTTGCTTTTCAGCGGTAAGCAATGCGTCGGCAATGTTGACTGCTTCAAGCAGGGCGGCGGTGTCTTGTGTGTTTTTAATGGTCATGGTCTTAATCTCCGTTTTCGTTACAGGTTTGCAGGCACGAATTGCCTACCTGTTTTTTATACCAAATTGCATAGGTAATGACAAGTCTTATGCGCGCCTTAAAAAAATAGATATATGAAGCATGGGCATGGATGAAAACCGTTACAGTGTAACGATAGCCAAAACCGTTACAGTGTAACGATTCTGGCAGGCCGTGCGATTTCAAGTCTGACGCAAGGCAAGCCCGCCGTGGCCTATCGGTAACTCGTGGCATAACTAGTGGCACACACCCCCCAAAAATACACAGGCCAGCGCATGGGCGGCAAGGGGGGAGCGGACGCTCATGCGCTCACATGTACCCTTTCAGATTTTTTCACCAAAATACTTTTGCACTACTGCAAGTACCTCAGTCCCCACACAAGTAAAAGGAACAGTGCCGCAGTGTTCACAACAATCAAAGCCCTGTCTTTCCACATAAAGGCAACTATAAGCCACATCAGTGTACCTACAGAACTCAGAGCGATATCTAACAGGACAGAGAACCCAGAGGCTCTTAGAGACAAAGCAATAAGGATGAGGATGGATGCTACCCACTTGATGTACCAGTCTATAGTACCCGTAGGAGTTACTTTAGTAGTCATTAGTAACCTATAGATATCTTCTTCAACTATACCCCCCTCTATTCCTATAATGTCCTATAAGGTGTCTATAGAGAGAACCATTGTGTTGAGTTGTCGTGTATGTCGTCCTTTTTCAGGAGTGTGTTGGTTCTGAACTTCTCCAGTTCTCTGTCGAATAACTCGTCCCGTCTTGCTTTCATCTCCGTGTCGGCTGTCGATGCCATTTGTTCGACCCAGTAGCCTACAGCCATCGCAAGGGCATCTAGGCGGTCATCGTGAGCCAATGCACCCCTCTCGCGTGTACAGCGGGTCATCTGGTACGCCAGCGTGTACTTAGGGGCTTTCTCGCCGCTGTAGTGCTGTACAGAGTTCCAGTCGTTCTCAATAACCTTGGGGTCAATGATAAGACGATGCTGGTTCATTACAGGCTCTAGCGTATCAATGATGCGTAGTTCCTTCTGTTTGCTGTGGCGCACTTCGCTTGTACTTACAGGGTATATCGTGGTAAGATGAGGCTTAAAGAGTTCGGTAAACATCCCGTCACCGAAGTTGCTCTCAATGATTACCTCGTTCACTTTGTTTCGCTTGGCGATGTGCGCTAGACGGTCAAGGGTTTCCTTTGAGTAACCTCCAGTCACGCCACCAGCGTCAGAGACATACAGGTTGCCGTTGAGCATCTTTACGACTGCGTAGGCTGTTTCGTCAGCACCGCGACCTGACGGGTCAATAGACATAACTGACCCAGAGTACTCCAGCCACTCCCCGATGTTCTCTAGGGGGCTGTAGTAGCGGTCACCAGCCAGACCAAGGTTTGGTAGGTCTTTGAGTTCCCGTGCGGGGTCACGACCCCATACGACTTTCTCAGGGGCTTTGTCGTTATCCAACGGGCTAATAATCAGGTCGTTGAGTTTGAGAGGATACTTGTCGGCATCAGACAGGCTGGTGTCGAGCATAAACTGGAGAGAGAAGCCAGAACGACCATAGGACAACTCACGTTCCATTAGGTCATCTTCAGTAAACCTCGTAGGGTCTACAGGGAGGCCCGTACAGGCCTCTCCGTGCTTGTCTAGGTGGTCACCTACCAGAGGAGCTAAACGCCCCTCGTAGCGGCCTCTGAGGTCTTCTGAGGGGTATCTGGCAGGCCATATACGAACTTGGTATCCACGGTTGGGAAGTTCCTCATATAGGGACATCTCAGTCTGGGGTGTACCAAGGTAGATGATGCGTCCATCAGGTTTGAGGACAGCGTCAAATTCCTTTACGGATTCCGACAGCTTGTCGCGCATAGATTGTGTGGCTGAGTTGTTAGGAATCTCTACGTCATCAGCTACGATGATGTCGGCGCGAGAGCCAGCGAGTTGACCCGTGATACCCACGGACTTGACGCTAGGGCTGTGCGAAGCTTGCGCTGGGCCAACATCAAAGCTGATTTTAGACATCCGCTGGTCTTCGCGGGGCTTCAGGTGTTGCAGTATCGGCATCTCGTTGATGAGTCGTTGCGTAAAGATACTGAAGTCATCTGACCGTGTCTTACTAGCGGATACCACCAGTATCTTCAGTTCTGGATTTGTCAGAAGCTGGTGAACGACAAACGCACTCGTGATGTAGGATTTGCCTACGCCACGAAAGGCTTCGATAACCAGACGGCGTGGGCCGTTCTGGAGATACTCTGCCATGTCATATTGGACGGGTGTCGGGTTAGGTAGGTTTAGATGTTTCCAAGCTAGGAACAGGAAGTTCCGAAAGTCAGTTAGTTTGGATGAGGTCGTCTTCGTCAAAAGGCATCTCTTCTAGGAGTTGGACTAGGGTACTGTTGTTTGTCGGGATAGCTTCGATACCGTTGTCCTTGAGGAACTTTGCGGCGACACTCAGGTCTGCGGCTTTCGCTTCGCCAGACTTGATTTTAAACAGCAGGTCACTTGCGACTGCCTCGTGTAGCTCGTTGAGTATTTCAGATACTTTCTTATCAGCCATAGCTTCTAGGTTTCCTTGCTCTGTTAGCACTTCTGGGTTTGACGGAGAGGTTTGCAGGGTCGTTGTTTCTTGCGTTGAAATCACGATGGTCAACGTCCTTGTTGTCGCCCTTGGCTACTCGTCCTTGTTTTACCATATATCGTCTAGCCGCGTTGCGCCCTGCCCTGCGTTTCTTCTGTTCTGGACGGGCGTGAAACTGACGATACTCTGATTTGTAATCTCTGTTTGACATAATCGTTACCTTGTAACGGTTTTATTTGCGGAGCTTGGAGACACTACGAACACCAAAAGCCGCACCCACGGCGGCAAGCCATGCCGCGATGTACCACTCAGGAACGCTCTCATCTAACGCAATAAATCCTGCTTTGACCCTTACGGCCCATTCGTCACCAAGAAAGACCAAGACCATCGGCACAGCCAAGAGAACCCCGTAGAACTCATCAAGCCACCCGTTGTTGGCGTTGGATGCCCATTGGTTCTCCCAGTTGACTTCGCCAGCCGCTACTTTCTTGGCAATCTCGCCTTTAGCTTTCTGCTCGTCTGCTTTGCGTTCCATGTAGCTTCCTGCCACATTGCCAACCAGACCAATCGCGTTTGATAAAAGGCTCATCATGTTTTTATTCTTTCTATTAGTTTCTTGATTGTTTCGGTTTCGTAAATACGAATACAGACCCAGAGCAGTGAAGCGAGGGCTGTAATAGAAGGTAGTATTTCCACAAAAGCTCCTGCGGTCACGCCTAGTGCGCTTAAATCTATTATTGTTTTGTCATCTGGGTACACTTGATTGCTCCAATCAGAGAAGAAACAAAGCCATAAGAACTGTGATAAGCAGGACGCACCCGCCAACCACACTTCCAACTATTGTTGCGGCTTCTACAAACTCTTCCTTTTTCTTTCTCGCTAACGCCTTTTGCTGACGTATTTGCTCTTTTTCTTCAGAAATTCGTTTGGCTCGTTCATTTACAATCTGTCTCCATGTGCCGTATCCGAAACGATTGTCGATTAGTATTGACATTTCTTCGAGTTTTTCCTGTGCCAATTTCGCGTCTATAACTGAGTGGGCGGCATCTTTAGTTTGCCCAATAAGCGACTTACCGCCGTATCTTTCTTTTTGAACCTGTTTCTCTCCCGCAAACAGACCGTCCAGTGCGCCAGCGATTTGGCCTATGTCATTCACCGTATTGATGTTTGATTTGATGAACTCCACACTTTTTTGCACAAGCGCAATACCTGCAAGAGTGGATGAGATTGGTTCAACCATTTGCCTTTTTTCCTTGTTTCGTAAATGCGTTTTTCCAACTCAACTGTCTCCCAAAAACGCTTATCAATATCAGTAAGGTCTAGTACCTGTGACGGACGTATGCTTTTACGCACTCTATCGCTCCACTCGTATCATCATGGACAATTCCAAAGCACCACGGCTGGTCTGTAACGCTGTCAGGCAGAGGAAAGGGTTTACCAATATCGGCGCACCATTCACGCATATAGTTGTTGGTGCTGATGACGTAAGTATCGACCCACTGGCTAACCGACCCATCAGTATTGTGTATTCGCGCATAGAACGCTGTGCGGTTTGGCGGTAGTTGGGCTGGTGGGTTTGTAAGGTGTGTGCCGTGGTTTTGACTAAACACAAACTTGGCCTGTTTGGTGCCAGCGGTCAGGTCGTGTTTAATGCCATGCCATTGGAGCAAATCCTCTCCGTAGGTGTCCAAAGTACATCCATAGGCGGCAAGGGTTTCTGCGTTGGGTGTCGAGAAGTCATAGAAGCTAATGCAGTTGTCAGGATATGGTGGTCTGTAGTTTCCATATTCGCCTATGACGTTTTGCGAGTTTGAGGTCAACCCTTCGACAGTGTATTCGGGAAAAGCGGCAACCAGTCTATTAATTTGCGTTAGAGCTTCGCTTCTGTCGCACGAATAATCTACGCGCTTGATTTCGCCAGCCATATACACATCATCCCGAAAGTTTTCGGTAAAGTCTGGTTCGAGGTTTTCGGTGTAAATTCGCTCGGCTTTAATATCCTCGAAAAACTCTTTCAATAGTGTCTGAATTTCTGCTTCGGTTGTAGCAGAACCCTGTTGCACTTCGGCATAGCCAACCTCTGTGTCTGTTGTGCATATGCGCGTCAGGCCATCTTCGGTTATCGTCGTGTATTGATACATCATGAACCTAAGTAATCGTTAGAGTAAAACTTGTTGTGTTGTTGCTGTTCGGGAATATGTTTGACTGACCCGTCCAAATCCAGCCAGCCGTCGAGCGAACTGTACCCCCAGAAAATAGCGTTGTTGACCCTGAAAATCCGGCGGCAGAACGGCTTAAAGTGCGAGATGCACCGCCACTTATTGTTAAAGTTGACCAGCCTGAGTTTGCAGGAAAACCAGAATACGTTGCGGAAGTCGCCGCAAAATCAGCCATCGATAAACCGAGTGTATTATTGTTTCCCCAAACTAATGAACACCATCGTGTGTTTCGCCCATTGACAGTTACAATCGGGTGGTTGGATACATAAGCGTTTATAAGTGTGGGGTTCGTGTCTGTGGCGTGCATACCATAAACCGCGCCAACATACTGAGTTGCCGCAACATAACTGGAGTTACCAATCGCGATTGTTTGGGTTGCCACCGCCGAATTGGTTCCGTAAAAATCGCCAATATCAATAGCACCGCTTGACGGGATAGTACCGTAATTGGTGCGTCCAGATGGCAGTGACCCAAGATAATACTCACTCAGTGAAATCGGTGACGAGCCGCCCCATTCTGACTGAATTTGAGATAAAGATATTGCACCGCTACTTTGCAGAGCCATTTTTCAACTCCTCCAATTCAACGCGCATTTCTTTGATTTGCGTTTGTTGCTCTTTAATTGCCTCAATTAAAATCGGCACGAGCTTGTCATAGGCCACAGTTTTATAAGGGTCGCCATCAGGGGATGTGTGTGCGCTACCATGAACTGCCTCTGGAGCCACGGCCTCGACCTCATGTGCCAAAACCCCAAAATCGTAGGTATTTGGTCTGCCTACAATTTCAGGCATGTCCTTCCACTTAAATCGGACACCATTAAGTTTTTGCACCTTCTCAAGGCTGTTTGTCAGGGGTGAGACTTCCTCTTTCAGACGCTCATCGGAGTATGCTGTCACATTACCCGCCGCGACCATATCTCCGGTAGGCATGTGGACATACCATCTCCATGACGTTGCCGACCAACCGCCAACGCCGAGATACGCATCGGCGCGTAGGTGGAAGTTCGTGGCATAATGACCAGCGCAATGAAGCGATAAACTTGCAAGGTTGCTATCGCCCGTACCCCCATCATTCTGTAGTTCAAGCGTCCCAAGGCCACTTGTCGAGTGGTCGCCACGCGCTCTAAAAGAACCAGCATGATTGCCTTCGGGAGTTATGAACCTGCTTACACCGCTTTGCTGAACTGTGAGCTGGGCTGTAGTAATGTCGTTGGCATCGCTTCGCAAAAACTGAGTGCTATCCAAGCCGTCAAGCGTAGCCGCGTTGCCACCATCGGCTGACGTAATAAACCCGCTGTCATTTGTTAGGTCTGAAACATTGGATGGGATGGTGGGTGTGCCAGTTAACGAACTATAAGCTCCATCAAAAGACGATGTGCCTGCACCAATCGCTGTCCGAACTTCTGCGCCAGTAATTCCTGTAGCTAACGCTGGTGTACCAGAGTTGTCCTCAATCGCTGGAGCGGCAGGAATTGTAGGTTTGTTTGAAAGGTCGTTATAGTTACCACTAAAGGTGGTTATCTGATTCCACTGTGTGCCGTTATAGAACTTGAGTACACTGGCAGTTGTATTGAAGAACAAATCGCCAGCATCATTGGATGACGATGGGTCGGACGAACCAACACGATAACGGTCAGCAAAGCTGTTAACCCCTGTGACATTACTTGCAACAGTGGATACGTTAGAAGAAATGCCAGCCACTGTATTAATGTTTGTTGAGTCTCCAGCTACAGAGTTGATGTTTGCACTGTTAGCCGCAACAGCATTGATGTTGGCACTGTTGGTTGCCACTGAGTTGACATTGGCTATAGCCCCAGCGACTGTTCCGATATCAGTAGCATCCCCTGCCACTGTGGTTACATCAGAGCTTATATTAGCGACTGCTCCAACATTGGTTACGTTGGCGGCTACGGTATTGATATTGGTTACCGCGCCAGCAACAGCGGTGATATTAGAAGCGTTGTTTGCCACGTTGGTGATGTTAGTAGAGTTACTAGCCGCGCTTGTTACGTCAGAGCTAATGCCAGCTACTGTGGACACGTTGGCACTAATGCCGTTGACAGTAGTGATTGCGCCAATGTTACCGCCTACATCCTGAATATCAGAGATGTTAGAAGCGACAGTGCTTATGTTATTGGTCGGGCTAATCTGTCCAGCGACATTGTTTATGTTGGCGGTGTTACTTCCAACGCTTGATACTGCGCTGGATATCCCTGACACGTTTCCGATTTCTGTAGATATACCAGCGACAGTGCCGATATTGTTTGTCGGTGATATCTGACCAGCAACCGTGTTCACATTTGTAATAGCACCACCAGTAGAATTCACGTTGTTGATGTTTGTGCCAACTGTGTTGATGTTAGCGACAGCCCCTGCCACCGTGTCGATTTCTGATGTCTGTTCATTCAGGTCGTTGGCGACAGTTTCAATTTCTGACACTGTTTCTTGTAAGTCAGAAGCCACCGTTTGAACTGCGGCAATATCTGTGGCAACGGCGGCAATGTTCGAGGAAGCGTTTGCAACCGTGGTGACGTTAGCGGCAATACCTGCGACAGTCGAAATGTCGGCGTTGTTACCTGCAACTGTGTTTATGTTGGCGTTGTTACCCGCCACCGTGTTGATGTTTGTGGCATTACCTGCAACAGAGTTGACGTTAGCGATTGCACCCGCAACCGTGTTGATGCTCGCAATGTTAGTTCCCGTTGTATCAATGTTTGTAATGTTAGCGGGAGTAAGGTAGGTGGTCGTTAGCCAGTTCTTCGTTACTGCATCCTGTGCATCTACAGGGTCTGCCAAGTTCACAATACGTCTTGCGGTACTGCTTTTTGTAGCATCAAACTGGTTAGCACTATTCAGAGACAAAGCCCTGTCTGCGGTATCCACAGCTTCCTGAGAAATAAAGAACAACTGGTTGGCGTTCTTATCAAGGTCAGCCTCTGACAAGATAGCCCCGTCACTGAAGTCAACTAGGCGACTTGCCTTGGGTGTATCCCGTTCAATCAGAATAGATGTTTGAGATGCAGGAGCAGAGTTGAACGTGAGGGTTTGTCCATTAACGCTGAAAGCTGTTGTCGCCGTTCCGTTGAGGAACGCTTTGACATCTGCCGTAGCAAGGTAGTTAAACGTAATGGTGTAGGCTGTGGTTGAGCCATCACCTGTGTATTCAATAAATGAGTTTGCCATTTTTATTATTACCTATTACTAGCTAAAAGGTCAGTCCCTTTCGTCATTCGTTTATGCGTCATTACCGCATCTCTAAGTTCTGGATATTTTCTCATTAGTTCTTCTCTAGCCGCCTTTTTATATGCGCCCATTATTCGAGACACAGACCTAAGTTCGACAGTCGGTACTTGCCCATTTGTGCGATACCTTTTGCGCTCTGCTGGTACGCCTTGCCAAATAGGGCTGGCAAAATACTCTGAGAGAGTTTGCTCAAGGGTCTTGCCATTTATCTGTAGTTGACCCGTAAGACGGGCGTAATCTGAGAACTGCTCACTTGTTAGTTCTTGTTTCGAGAGCCTCTTTTCAGGGCCACTAAATCCATACCCAATCTCACGCAGTTCTTTCATAACGCTGGTGTTGTGTACTTCTTGGCTTTGGAAACCCAAGGTGTTTGCAATCACTGGAGATTCGATAGGCTTACCTGTAACCCAGTTGTACTTCTTTGGAAGACTGTCTTTGAGTATTGGTATTTTCTTTTTCAGTTTATCTGCAAGACCAATGGCTTCGACTAAGGCATCATGCCCTTGAGCAACATCTGTTGTTTGTACCAAAGCCGCTGGGATAAAGGATGCCACAAAGTTGCTTGCGGTGTTCCCTACTCTGCTAAGAGCCTTTTCGTCTTCAGCGGACAATAGCGTTAGCAGGTTTGACACACCCTGAAAGTAAGCCTTGTTCTTAAATGTTTGAGTAATACCCAAAACTAACGCTGTGGCTACTTCATCCACTTGGTCAAGTGTGTCAGCATCAGCGTCCTCTAAGACTGGGGACATAGCTTCATAAGCAGTGGCGATAGCACCAACCATAATGAAGTTAGGGTCAAGGCGATTGTAGCTGTAGTACTTATCGCCAAGTTTGATGCTATATGGTTGCCAGCCAGCGTTACGAAGGAAGCGTCTAGCTCTAGGGTCTGTTGGGCCTGCACCTGTAATCTTGCCTTCACCAAAAGCAAAGAACATAGAACTCATAACAACAGCACCCATTGACTGTCGGCCTAATGCCTCTGCACGGCGTACACCACCTGCTTTTATATCTTCCCTGACACTTTTTGAAAGCATCGCCAGTAGGGGCGTTCTTTGTCCTGCACGTTTCAAAAGGTTCGTAGGAGTACGAATAAAGGGCAAAACAAGTTGCATCGCTGGGTATCTAACTGCAAGACGCTGGAGGTCACCAAAGAAGTTGTTGCCTAAGTCTTCAGTAAACGTAATCCGCTGTGAGTACTCAAGAGCTTCCGTATCGACACCACGGCCTGCGCTATCGAAGGATTCATCCATGCGTTTGGCTACATAAGCATCTAAGTCCTCTACGCCTGTTTCCAATCCTTCACGGGTAGCTTTAGCTTTCATAAATGAGCGATAGTTCATTTGTTTCAAGAACTCATCGGAACTACCTAGCGCACGGAGAGACAATCGGGAGCTTTTACCGATAAAGTCCACAAACCGTCCCATAACGCTATCTTGCTCTACGCCCAAGTATTGAGAGCTTATTCGGTGCTGTGTGTTCTCTGTAGTTGTTCTCAGCGGGTCAAGAATGTTTTTCTCTTCTTTGAACGAAGCTACAGCGTAAGAAAGAGCATCGTTTGTTGCGTGTTTCAATCCAACAAGTTGCTCCCGTGCATCTGCACGAACCGCCGCACCGTCTGCCCCTCTGACAAACATCGAACCCATTATTCTTTCTGTAGGAACAAGGAATGTTTCCACAACACCACTTAAAGCGTTGGTTACTTGCGTCTTGTAGTTAAACAAAATCATTGAGCGGAAAAACTCACCCAACGGCCCTGCAATACGTTTGTTGCTTGAAAGACGAGCAAGCTTTGCTACTGAAGCCACATCTTGCGAGTTACGAATGGCTATACGAAGCTTGTCGGGATTTTCCATAGTTGCTCGTGCGGCTCTTCCTGACATGTCAAATACACCGCCAGTCAACTCGTCATATGACTTAATACCCATTTGTCGTGACTTTAGCGCACGGCCCATTTCTGTGCGGATGCCTGTTGCACCTTGGATAAGACGCTCAAGCTTCTCAAACTCCACAAGCAGTGACATACGAGCCGTATCGTCAAATGCTTCATCAGCAACATTGGCTAAGTTAAGAAGGTCATCGTACTGCTTCCTAATCATGGCATCTGTAGCCGCTAGGAACGTATAAGAGTCACGAGTGTTGTCCGCGTGTTTTGCAAGTAGCGAAGCAACCTCATCGGTTGACAGGTCTGCCGTCTGAGCTAACTGTGCCGCCGCACGTTGAGAAAGCTCATCAAAGGTTTCTGTACGCTTCACAGTTTTCTGTGCGTCTTGGGTCAAGTCCATAACTTGCCGCCCAACGCTCGAATAGAATACATCCATATCTTCGTATAGGGAGATATGTTCAGCCTGTCCTTGTGACCGCCTTGTTTGAAGAATGTTGTACATGAAGCTGTCTACACTCTCTTGTAGTTCATCAAACGATTTCTCATCGCCCTCCGCAGTACGCAGGGCTTTCACTACTTCATCAGCTTTCTTCTTAGTTATCTTGGGGGTTTTGGGTAACGCGGCATCTACAGTTTCAGGACTATCTTTCTTCGGAGTGTCGCTTTTGGTCTTAGCTGTGGGTGTTTCTTGAACTTCGGCTTTGGTGGCAATTCCAGCTTCCGAAACGTCTTCGGTGGCCTCTTTGGTAGCATCTTTCGTGCCCTTTCCAGTAGCTCGTTTAACAGTCTCCTCTGCTTCGGCTTTTGCGGCTGGGCCTGCCTCTTCTAGCTGTTTGCCTGCCTCTTTTAATTCTGCTTCAGCGGCTTCATCAGCTTTCCCTGTATCGCGCCAAGTTTTCCAACCCTTTGCAGTAGCTTTACCCCCAAGCACTAAAGCCCCAGTTATTGCACCGTTTGCAATTACATCCTCCAAAGCCATTTTCATACGAAGCTCAAACATTGAGTCATCGTCTTTGCCTTGTAACCAATCAGTTATAGCATTTTCGGTTGCTGGGTATTGTTGCATAATGTCAGCTAACCGTTTGTCATAAGGATTGTGAGCAACTGTTGATGATATGGCAGAGTCAATCGCCCCCTTTGCCACTTTACCTTTGAAGCCTGCTTCCTTTAAGCCTCTAACAATCTTAATAGAGTTAGTAAGCTTACCTGCACCCGCCAGCCCGACTACAAATTGTGTCATGTCATCAGTAATTTCACCAGCCGCTGTAACAGGGCGGTCAAACTCAGGAAGAATGCGTCCGCTGTCTCTTCCTAGAAATCCAAGTCCGAAGTTTAATGTTTCATCAACAGCATCAGCCGCGCCTGCTAATGCTCCTTCGAGCATATCGCCAACGTATCCTGTGCCAGAGACTTCATCGGCTAAACTTGTTCTTAGGTTTCCAATGAACTGGCTTGTTTCATCACTACTAAAAAGCTCTTGCAGTTCTTCTTCATAGGCATCTTTATTCATTATTATTCACCTAACCAATTAGCGATTTCATTATGAACGGAAGTCACGGTTATTGTGGTATCTGGGTTCACGTTTTTTTCTGCCTCAACAAAAGCAATCATAAGTTTGCCAAGGTCAGTCTCATGAATTTTTTGTTTTCTTTTTCCTGCGTCTTGGGCGTACCTATACAGTGAGTAGATGTCTTGTCTCTTATATTTAGATGTGTCCTCCCAAAACTTCGGGGTTTCTGTTTTTGTTACAGGCTTGGCTCTGTTGATAATGTCAGCCATCGTACTCTGATGCCAATCAAAGAACGCCGCTTTACCTTCTGGTGTTGATATATCGTTTTGACCCCGCCAAGCTTGAAACTTCACATTGTATTCATTTGTGAACTTCTCAGATTGCTGAACAGCGTCTGGGAGGAAGCCCCCTGAAAAAGGATTCTTGTATAGGTCTTTGATTTGGGCGTAAGGAGCAGTTGCCCCTGTATCTGTAAATAAGTTCTTCAACACAGAACTGTCTTTTGCATCCTTACGAAGCCGCCTTATGTCTGGGGTAGACAGTCGGTCACGAAATTCATCAATCGTTCTGTTAATATCAGCCTCACTTGCAAGGCCGCTAAAAATCATATCGTCAATCACCGCAAGCGTAGATGGGTCTGTTTTGATATCTATGCTGTCGTAGTCAGAGCCAAATGTTCTAAGGGAATCATGCTCGACACGGTCAATAATGAACAGTCGCCGCATTGCACTTCCCAGTGTCATTGTGCGACCATCTACCTCTATTAGTGCCTTTGACCGACTATTTCTTATTTCCACGCTAATCTCAGAATTAGCTTCAAGAGCGTCTACAATACCTTGTCTGATTGCCCTAGTCTCAAGCTCGTCAGAGGCTTTTTGTTGTTTTAGAACATCATCATCTGCGGCATCTTCAGCGGCCTCAAACTGCTGACGAAGCCTTTCAATGTTGAGCCGACCTGTTGTGGTTTCGCCGTAAGTTCCAAAACGGTTCTTAATATTAGCCATAACGTCAAGAACGGTTTCCCAATCGCTCAAGCCGTTATCAGCCATGTTAGAACCAATGGCTGTTAGCCCGTTTACTGTAGAGTCAATAATAGTTGATGCTTTACCGCCTGTAGCTATGCGATGCTCAACAAGAGCATTGATGCTTCCAGACAACGTATCGAAGTTGACACCACCCTCATCGCTTATAGCCCCATCGAATGCCCTGCTAATGTCTTTTTCATATAACGCTTCACGCTCTTCTGTGACTTTGGCTATCTGTTTTTCGTTATAGTTCTGCCGCCGTTGGGCAATGACACCGTCAATTCGTCCATAGTAATTATCTATAAGAAGGTCATCGTCAAACGCATCAAGACCATTTTGTAGCGTGTAGTTTCTAACGTATTCATCGGCAAACTGGTCGTAGTCAAAATTGGGATTTTCACTTTGTTCTGCAAAGGCAATACCAAAGTCAGTTGCCATGCTGTCAGCTTTGTCCTCAAGATAGGAACGAGCATAACCTTCCATCCAGAACTCAGATTGTCGCGGGTCACCGCTTTCTATTTGTTTTATGTCAGCTTTGCGCTCTTCTTCTGTGGCATTCCTGTAGCGGGTAATGCCCTCTTTGATTCCCTCTTCACGCTGTTGTTCTCGTTTTTCCTTAAAATACCCACCAATAACTGGTGAAAGCTGAGAAAGTCCTCTCTCTATTTCCCGCGCACGGGTGCTTTCTGTTACTGCCGCTTGTCTCGTAAAGGTATCTACTGGACTAGCAACAACAGCCGTATCCTGTTCTAACGCTCGCAAGCGTCCAAGGCTCTGAGAGAGCCTCTGAGGTTTTTTAGCCATTCTTATTATCCTAAATCGTTACAATGTAACGGTTAATCTTTGCTTGTTTTTGTTGTCTTCGGTGTTTTACCACCATCAAAAGCACCGAAGTCTGCGGCTGTGCCTGCAATCTGCGCTCCCGTTGTAACGAGAGCCGCCGTTGCGCTTGGTTTGACACCGCGACTGACTGAGTTGATACGCGAGTTTGTACGGGACGTTATTCCAGCGCGTTCAAGGTCGAGTTGGTTTTCTCTAGCTTCTAGGTTTCTTGCTATTGAGTCTGCATTCCTCAGACCTTGGCGCGTAATCTCGCGCTGAAGCACGTTGGCGTTTTGAACTACGCCACTCTCACTGGCCTGCGCCCGTCCCTTTGCTCGAAGGGTTTCTAGTCTAGCCTCTCTCTTCTTATCAAATGCCTGACCCCGAACTTGCTCTCTTTGCATCGCAAGTGCGCGAGCTTCACGCATACCTGCCGCAATAGATTCCTGACGGTTTCTCTTGAATGCCGCTTCCTGCTGTTCAGCATTGAACTTGCCTTCTTGATAAGCGGCATAACCAGCGGCACCTTGGAGGCCACCTATAACTGCCATACCTGTTACGGGGTCACACATTATTATTAATCCTTACAAATTCGTAGAACGGTTTTTTACCGACACCAAATTCCTCAATTTTGTTAATGAACATAAATCCCAAAGACTTGAGCCAGCGTATTGCTACGCGATTATCTTCTGACACCCAGTTGTTTAGAATGGGTGTTTCTTCTTGCATACGGTCAACCCATTCCTGCGCTTGCGGGATGAACTGCCGTGCAAAACCTTTTTCGTAAATACCATCGGACATCAGAAGCCAAGGGAAACCATTGGTATCTGTAGCCTTTGCGACACCAAACATACCGATAATGTCCTCTTTGTCGCTGATGATAGTGTTGCACTCGTAAGAAGCCCAATACGAATACGCTAATGATTGGTAACCGTTAGAGCCGCTGGACGCTTGAACTTCTCTCAAGTCAACCTCGCGTAGTCGTGGGGCAAGGACTTTGCAATCCTCGTAAACTGAAGGTCTATAGTATGCCATTAAAGCCTGCGGGTTCTGTCCTTGTACATAGCTTCGTATTCTGCCGACTGGAACGCACATGGTAGGTGACTGTCAGACTCAATGGTGATTGTTACCTTTGAGGACTCAGCCAGCACAGGAACTTTGAAAGAGCCTGTAGCAATAGGCGTAACGCCAAGCTTGTTCTGCTCCGAACCCAATACGCGACCAGTAAATGTCTTGATGGTTTCGTTGCGGTTATCAGGTCTAATCTTGACCTTGAAGAACGAAGTGTCAGAGAAAACGATATGGAAGTTGCGTATCTGCATTCGTCCTGTGGTTATAGCCACATTGTTATTCTTTATGACCTGCTCTGAGAACTGGTACTTGAAGGTGTACTTTAGTCCACCCCAAACTCTCTTACCATCTGTAATCGCCTGCGGGACATTCTTTGCGGGTATCTCTGAGCCATCCTGTGACACAAAGGTCAGGAACTCATCTATGTGAGCCGCAACACTTGTGGGTATAGGCGAACCAGAATTAGCCTGACCGACAGGAAACCTTGGGGCTACGCCATCGTAGGCCACGTTGAAACTTTGTCGTGACCCTGCATCATCTAAGTAATAATAAGGAATATTGTGTCCTGATGTATAAGAACCGCCCGACCCGACCTCGAAACGTCTGTCGAGTAACACGGGTATTTTGTCATCAGTTTGGTCTTCGGTAACATCACGCGAAAGCTGTAGACGCTCAAGAGTTACTTCTACTTTTGTGCTTGTTACAACATTACTTCCACTGAATGTTCCTTCAGCGTATGAGTATTTAACAAGCATCACAATCTCTGAGCCATCGAACTCTGCCTGTAGAATTTCTATAGTTGCGCTAGTGTCTTTTGCTTTGAACACTTCACCTATCTTGAACTTTGACCAAGATGATTGGAGCTTTTCATTTTTGTTGAAGTACCACTTGTACACATACACAACGTCCTTCTCGCCATCCGTCAGCATGAGAAGCAAGTCTTCGTTTGATGAAGCGGCAAGCTTTCTAATTTGGCCTTCAAGATACGTTGGAACATGTGCTGAGACATCTGCGGCATCATTGGTTTCTGTATCTGTCTCAACGTAATACTCGCGCACTCCTGCGAAGTCACCCCGTTTGGTAGCAAAGTAAACGTATTTGCCAGCCCCTACAGGCTTAGACAAAAGGTCGGCCTCAAACTGTGTGGTCACATCCACCGCCACAGTATCTGCCGCAAGTATTTCGCCAGCCGACAAACGGAACTGGTTGAGGTCAGAAAACAGCAGAAGGGATTCTGAGAATGGTACTGCCTGCTTCAGTATTGATATCTGGTTGTTTGATACCGCAACATCAATCGGGTTACTCTCCACAAAGGTGAGTGTGGTTGTATTGAAGAAGTTGTAGTACTCCGCCGACTGGCTGAAGATGACATTCTCATCTGACAAAAAGCCCAGCCTGTTGCGGTGAAAGAAGATGTCATTGATTTTGAAACCAACGAAACTTGGAAAGGGGTTTGTATCTTCATCCCCTACCTTGCGCTCATCCCAAGTATTCGGCTTAAAGGTGAACGTACCGTTAGCCTCCCTTATCAGAACATGAGGCATTGTGGTGTTATCGAAATCTTTTTCTGAGGACGGAGCGGCACACTCTTTGTAGAACTTTGTGCCGTTTGTTCCTTCAGAAAGTTGGACGTAATAATCGTCTTGGTTTTTCGCGTTGTCGCCAATCACCTGTATAACAAAACCTGTTGGGCCATCAGGCGGCAGTTTCTTAAAATCGCCTGTCTGACCTTTGTAAGCAAAGATGTCTTGGTTACCGTTAGAGTCCTTAACTGCAACTTCAAAGTCATCTGAGGGTGAGTTGCCTTGTATGTATATGACGTTACCAAAAACACTAAAGGTCAATCCGCTATGTGCCGCCGCATTTTGGATATTATCAAAAAAGCTTGAAGAAGGCGTAGCGTCGTGCCGAAGGCTGTTTGCGATACGGTCAGTCTGAATGCTCTGTTCCGCCGTTTGAGTGGCGGCTGTATCAGCCTGTGAACTTGATTTTGTAGTCAGCTTTTGAGTTCTTTTGACACCACCCTTAGTTATCGAAAGCTCGTACTCTGAACTGTAATCAGCTTGTTTGATATACACCAAAGCTTCTGGATTACGCGCTGGGTAGGTAGCGGTGCTTTTAGCAACAGTCTTGTTTTTATTAACGATGAAGGTGAAGTCAGCAATCGTTGTTGCTGTTACTTGGCTGGCTGGGTCTGAAAGTCCTGACAAATAGTTTAGTGCGCCCGTTGTTGGGTTAACAGTTTGTTGTACGCCTACCTCGTCATAAACGAAGATAGCACCACTCGTTATGACCAAGCTGTAAAACTCTAGGTTATCTCCACGCCTAATCGTGTGCAGAAAAGCAGAAGAGATAGACGCGGGTATATTGGGGAGAGTAGCGATGTGTCGGGTCGCTGGCCTTTTGGTTAGGCCGTCAACGACACTTGATAATCCGTTTTCTTGAACCTCACCTTGAGACGGTAAGCGCAGGGCAGGCGGCTGTTGCGAAACCCCATTGATAAGGTTTGGCAGAGCCGAAGATATGAGCGGCATTTAGATAACCTTTCCGCCCAGCCTATCTATGACTGAGCCGACACTGTAGTTGTCAAAGATTGAGTGGTCAGCATTTTCAGCATCGGAGTCGCGCAACTCAGTCAAAGCCATTTGCTCATCTCTGAGTTGGTAACCATGAAGCTCTTGTGAGCCAATAGTTCTGTCTTGGAATATACGGGCGGCGCGGATGGTGATGTACCTACGGGCGGCTTCAGGAAGAAGCGTGTAATCCAGAAAGACAACGATATCTAGTTTGATTGGGCCGTCTGTAAGAACGTATGTACCTTCGGCTCTGTTGTACATCTTTGTGCCACGCTGAACTAAGTCAAAGCTCTCTGTGCGTGTTGCACACATGTCAGCCTTCAGTACATCATTACCAAGCAACAACTCTCCTGCGCCATCTAAAGCATATGACCTGTTGTATTCTGTGTTGAAACTCCATCCTGCCGCCTGTACCTCGCGGCTCACATTATGAAGCGTAGTTTGAGCAAGCTCTGCATCCACCAACCCAGAACTCAAAGAGTTCACAGGTGCTTCGCCAATAGACGAGAGCATGATGTTTACAGCTTCTAGCTCCGTGGTTGTTGCGTTAGCCATTGTCTAAGCCTTTTTCTTTTTTAGGTTTTGGTAACGGGCGAGAAGCCTACGGCCTTTTGCTACAGCAGAGGCTTTGTCACCAAAGTGACCCCATGCCTCTAAACTGAGCTTCAAACGGGTCTTCTTCCCATTCTTCATCAGTGGCCCTTTTGCGCTCCCCATCCTTACTAGGAAGCTTCCCTTCCGTTTTATTTGTTCTGGAGTTTTCGGTGCGCCTTTTACGGGAGCTTTCAGTGTCCCGCCTGTTTGAGCTTTGTATGATGCTCTGCCCTTGGCGTTCAGACCGCCCTTTGGGTTCTTCCCTGCTTTGCGTTGCCATGCAGGTGTACTCATGTAGCAACCGACTCAGGCTTTTTCTTCTGGTTCGTCTTGAGCATAGCCTGAAGTTTCTTGCCATACTTGCCACCAGACTTTTTAAGCTCTTCTTTTGTAGCAACGGTGTAGGTTTTGTCATTGAACTTGAAGGTTGCCTTACCACCTTTTTTGTAAGCCGCCCGTGCTTTTGCATAGGCTGTTTGGAAAGAGGAGCGACCTGATTTACCAGATGCTTTTGAAGGTGTTGCTGGACGCGCCTTGGGCTTTGGAGTGGCCTTTGGTGCTTCTGCCTTTTTCTCTGGCTTTCTGTTTGGGTTTACCTTTGGCCCTGCGAGGACTTCGCGTCCACGGCGTGAATCAGTGGGGCTGGATTTTTTTGCAATACTGAAGTCGCGGCCTGTTCGTTGCCCTTTGGTTGGGTTCACAGACGGCCCTTGTTTCCGCATGTTTACACGCTTGTATCTCGCGGGTTGACCTTTCGTGTGCGAAATTAGAAACACCGCCCCTGACTTGGGGTCGCGTCCGTAGTATTGTTTGAACTGGTCATTCCGCTTCAGCGTTTTACCAATCTGGTTGCCTCGTGCGCGGGTGGCTTGGTTTCGCAGTCGTTGACTCGTACCCACCTCGCTAAACGGGCCTTTGTGACCTTTCTCATGCATAGTTATTATTCCTTTTTAGATAGCGGCGATTACCAGCCATTTTCTTCTTTTTGTCTTGCTTGTATTTCTGCATACCTTCTTTGTTGTATGCGTATGTTTTTCCGTCTAGGTCTGGCATCACGCTGTCCTATATCTTCTTGTTTTTTGAGCGATAGCTCTGGGTTGACTTGAGTATTGTTTTCCAGCGGCAGTGTCTTCTCGCTTCTTTCTATTCGTTGCCGCCCTTTCGGATGGTGAAAGACTTGCAATCGCTTTCTTTGGTAAGTAGCGGGACGCACCGCGCTTTCCTGCATACGTCCACCCTTGTTTCGACCATCGCCGTAATTTGTTAGTGGATTTCTTCGCGCCAGAGTAAGTCCCCCCTGCATCCTTGTAGTATTTCACGGCAAGTTGCATCGCACGGGCAGAGTGCTTTCCACCCATTCTTGCCCTTGCACGAGCCTTTGCCCTCGCCCATTTTTCAGGGTCGCGCTTCGTGGCTGTAGACATTAGATTCTCAAATGAAAAAAAGGGGGACACCCTCAAAGAGAGCATCCCCCTACACTGTAACGAATGGAGTTAACCATTCATCCTAATTATACACTCAGGAGTGCAATAGAGCAAGCAGGACGTAGGATATTATGTCCCATTGCATACTTAGCAACCATCAGAGTTCCCTGACGATTGATTTGGTATTCGCTTTCAACACCAAGGTCGAGAAGCTTCACGGTTGCTACGGCATCTTTAGTCATTACCAGACCTTTGACTTTAGCGGCAACGTCAACGAGGTTGACACCGTCAGTCGTAGCGTTGGTGATGTCGTAAGCAGTCGTGCGGCCTGAACCAGCAGTGTTGGCAATCGGACGATTACCTTTAGATTGACCTTTAGAACCGCCAGAGGTTTCGACAAGGTCAGACACAACAAGATTGTTGCTCATGTATACAGGCATACCAGCGATTTGCGGTACAACAGCAGAGGCTACAGAGCCTGTGCCACCGAAGTCGCGGTTCATGTATACGAGCTTGTTACCATCAGTTACGTCTAACAGAGCGTAGTACTGGTCTGGGCCAAGGACAACGAAAGCACCTTCTTGCGGTACGTTTTTCTTGTCCATTTCTTTACGAGCGTCAAAGATTGACTTAGCCAATTTAGATGGGTCAGTCACATCACCAGAAGCCGCACCGATAGTAATGTTATCAGTAAAGTCTTCTTCGGAGAACGCTGTGTAGTCCTGAACGAGAGCCGCCGCACGAGTGGCATTAGTAGCCAGCGAAGCTTTCAGAGCTTGGCGCAGGATGTTCTTGTCGGCCTCAGTAGCCAACGCGATACCTGCTTCTTTCGAGTACGTTGAACGTACATCGTAGTGGTTGATGGCTTCATCAATGCTGGCAATAAACTGAGAGCTAATCAGCAAATCGTCAATCGTGACGATACGCTCAGAAGCGCGTACCTGACCGCCCGTGATTTCATTTCCAGGGGTGTGGTACTCAGCAGTTGTACGGCCCAACATTGGGAACGAAGCTGATTTGCCTTTGCTGATGGTACGAGTACGCATCAGAGGCATCATGATGTTTTTGGCCTCAAAGGAAGTCAGAACCTCACCTGCATATAATTTCAGGAAGAGAGAACGGACATCACCTGAGAGGTTTGTTTGACCTAGACGGGATACGTCATAGGCTGGATTGGATGCACCTTGCATTGCCATTTTTATCACCTCATATGATATTCTAGTGTTGATGTAGGTTTCGTTACATTGTAACGATTAAGTGTTCCTGCATTCACTACTCACTTCACCAAGGATTGTCCCGCGCACGGGGTCAAAGGTTCTGCTTTGGCTTCAGACAAGTTGCGGCAGGGGGCAAGAAGCCCCCCACCGACTGACACTTGAAATGGAGACAGCTTAAATTACCGAAGACCGCTGAAGCTTGGCTTCAACAGCACCCCGATAAGCGGGGTCTTTCTCGTACCTTGGGTCTGACATCGCCGCAGTAATCTCTGCAACCGACTGAAAAGCACCCGCCGTGACATCAGCGGCCTGACCTTGTACGAGGGTCGGGTTATCGCCATATTCACTACGGAAACGAGCATTAAGACCTTGCACCGCGAGCAGAACGGATTCTGTATCTCCGCTATTTACTGCCGCGTTATAAGCGTCCTGTTCGCGCTCAGAAAGCGTGTTAGTTGCCCAGTTCATCATTTGGGCATAGCCTTCCTCGCCACCTGCGGCATCAAAGACAGCCGCCTGTGTTTGGTTAACGACAGCCATTTGACCGTCGATATATTGGTCTACGATATCTGAAGGAATACCTACTGCTTCCAGCAAGTCATACTGCTCTTCAGATAATCCGTTGTTTTCCCAGAAGGCTTCAGACAGTTCTTGAAAATCAACGCCGTTTTGTTTCAGATATTCATCTGCGGCTTCTACATTTTCAAAGTCTTCGTCATCGCCCTCTTCAAATTCGTATTCTTGTTCTTCCTGAGATTCACGAGAACTGAACTGCTTTTCTAGCTCTGCATATGCTTGTGCTAGTTGTGCAGGGTCTTGGAACTTCTCAGGAAGCCAGTCGGGACGTTGTTCTTGTTGTTCGTCCTGACCAGCATTAAGTGCCGCCTCGCCTTTCGCAACCATGTTATCGACATACTCTTGCGTTTCAGGGGCGGGTTCTTGATGTGTATTTAGTGTTTCTGTCTCAGCCATCTTATTAGTTTTCCATTTCTTGCTGTTGCCCCTCTAAATAATCCATGCCTCTCTCAGCGAGATTAGGGGCGGCACGTTCAGCCATGTTCTTCATGGCCTCTTGCATCATGGCTTGCTGATTGGCCTGTTGTGAGGCTTGTTGTTCAGCTTGCCGTTGTTCTGGGGACTTGATTAGTCCACCAGTATCAATTCCCAAGGAAGCCGCTAATCTGTCTATGTAATCGGCTACGTTTAGTTCTTGAGAAATGACATCTTGTCCTAGAGGTTGCAGATATTGCAGAAGTTGAGCCAACTTGCTCAAGTCCTGTCCGCGCCCAAGAGCCTCTAGTCCTGTTACGATTTGTGGTTTGACTGTGTCCTTTGGCATCTTAGGCATCTTGCCTTGTTGCTCCAGACGAGCCAGCAGTAGGTTTACGAAGGGGCGTTGGAACTCCATAGAAAGAATGCTGTACACACCACCAAGAGCAGTCTCTAGCTCCTGCGCCATGAAACGCACTTCTTCAGCGGTTACACGCTCTGCCTTACGTTGTACTGAGTTGTTAAGCAGGAAAGCAAAGCTAAGTCGCTTACCTATTTCCAACGATGTTTCTTGGGCTACCCTGAAGTCGCCCTGCTTCTGCACCTGTAGGGTGCTAACATCATTGCTGTCACCTGACACAATGCCACCATTTGGTGCTTGCGACAGGACACGCTGTTTCGTAGTCCCGTTAGGACGCACAAGGAACAATACCTTGGCTGATGCCGCCGCGCCCTCAACGATTGCACGGGTCAGAGCCTCTAGGCTTCTGAGGTCACCAATGTATTCTTCTACATAACCACGACCATAGTCTTCACCGTCAATGCGGGTAAACCGTAGCGGTATAAATGGTAGGCGTTCTGCTGGGTATGAGCCACGGGTCTTAGGTATCTCAACACCTTTTACCTCTTGATGTATGTCAAACTTGTCACCACGGCGACAGACATGTGTGTAGAGGTCGCAGTCTTTTGCGTTGGTTATGTCTTCCTTATTGTAGTTGTTTCCCTCACCGTAGATTATATCCTGTGCGGCCTTGGGCAGAACTTGTGGAGACACACTTTCTTTAGTGATGATTTCCATCACGTTACCCATTGTGTCACGCTTAACAACATAGCGGTCAAGGCGATACACCTTCATGCCGCCTTCCTGTGGCATATAGACTAGGGCGTTACCAGTAACGATTAGTTGTTTCAGTGCTTCATGAATGGGGACACGAACAGCCAAGGCTTCAATGTCTTGCTGTGCCGTGCGCTCAAGCCGTGCCAATGCCTCTTCGACAGCACCACGAGCGTCTTTACGTCCCGCTAACTCTTCAATGTCAAAGTCATCAATCGTCAGGCGAAAGAAAGGTGAGTTAGGTGGTAGCAGGGTCATAAGTAGCTTGGAAGCTAGGTTGTTGACCCCACGCGCCCCTACGGATTGGTAGGGTGTTTTGTAAACGGTAGCACTGGAATGCCCTTGCGGTGGCAGAAGCGTTGGGAGTGTTAGCTCCGAAGCATCTCGCCCCCTCTCAAGGAACGTGTGCCGCTCTGACTCTAGTTGAGCGTAGCGATGCGCTACAGTTTTCTTTTTATTATCCATTTTAACTTGGTACGTTTACTGACGCGCCTTGCGCTGGGATATTTAGTCCTATGTTTTCGCCTTGGACAATCTGACTTCTAAATCTTCGTTTGCCTCTGCGTTTACGCCTTGCAAGGGCATTTAAGCTATCTGCAATGGCCTCTGCTTCTTTTTGGTCAGTAATACGGCCTTTGTACATAGTAGAGCCGCCAGAGCCGCCAGAGCCGCTACCATAATCTATGTCTCCGGCATTACCGCCGAAGCCGCCAAAGTTGCCGCCCATACTTCCGAAGCCGCCCCCACCGAAGCCGCCTCCGCCTCCACCGCCGCCGAAGCCTCCGCCTCCGCCGCCGCCGCCGCCACCGTCACACATAACTTATGCCGCCGACTTTGGGATGGAGAGGCCACCAGTATTGGTGGAAGAGCCAGTGCCGCCGAAATTTGCGCTACCCGCCATGTTGACGCTTTCCTCTGGTTTGATACGGAACCGTTTCTTGCCACGCTTCTTTTTGTTCTGTGTAGCTAGGTTGGTTTCAAACTCGAAGGTTTGTATGTCTTGTGGGCCTGCCGCCGCCGCTTTCGGTGGAGCGGGAGGGGGCGGTGGTGCCTTGGGAGCTTTAGGGCGACTGCACATTTTCTTCTTCGTCCTCGTTATTGTGGAGTTGTCTAAGTTTTTCGATAACCATTTGTTGGCCTTGTAGAATACGCAAGGCATCTATAGGTATCTGGGAATCCTTTGGAAGTTTGTCAGGGAACTGCTCTTCCATGTAGGTAAGCAGTTCCACAGAGACAAACGGAGTACTAGAAAACACTTTCATGATGTTTTTCCGATAATGTCCAAAAACCGTTACACTGTAACGATATCGACAACCTCACAGCTATCGCCCGAACAAGCCAAAGTCTGACTGCCCATCGTATTGTCTTCCTTCTCATATTCACGAAGGCGTGACCAATCAACGCTGGCAGGCATTTTTGCTATTAGTTCTTTGTAGGTTTCCTCATCAATATCTTGGTAAGGAGCTTGGCGATATACATGGTCGCTATAGGGCAGGAACGAGATGCCCGATAGGATGCTGAAGTTGTCGTAAACCCATGCGCCAACGTGCATCCACTCTTCATCCTTAACTGAAATAGTTACAGACGGCTTATGCTCACAGAAGTGGATAGCATACAGCTTCCAAATCTCTAGTTGTTCGATGGCACTCATTTCGGTACGAGTTATCGCACCGTCAGGTGAACGCATAGGAAAGCTAAACACTGTGGTGTTGTCTGGCTTGAGATACTCAGGTTCTGAAGGTATCCCCTGCTCAATCATGAACTGCGTTAGCGGGTCTTTGTTATCGCCGCGAACATTGCGAATATAGTAGTCAGAATGACGAGCATGAATGCCGCTGGCGGAATCAACAAGCTGTGAGACAGTACCACTAGGCTTGACACAGGTGATAGCCGTACTCTGAGGGATTGCAAGTAGCTCTGCATAATCCCTGTTTGTTTGTACTGCCACGCTACGAAGGCTCTCCAGAAGGGATGGTTCAGGATTTTTCGTGTATTCATTGTCCATAATACCTGTCAGACTTACACCCAACAGCCTTTCTTCATCAGTGTTTTTGTTCCAAATGGGACGTAGGTAGGGCATGTAGGTAAACATTGACTGCACAGTCCCAATGATTGTCGCAATCTTGACCTTTTTCTTCAGGGTCTGTGGTGTGTCTGTAGCTCTTACGACTACCTCAGACAGGTTGCAGAACTGATAAGGGCGCAACAGGATTTCAGAGCATGGGTTGCACCCAAACTCATGGTCGTGTTCTCGCCGTCCGTTGTTTTCTACATGTGCTTGTGCGGCTACGCGGCTGAAGATGCCCCGCTCACCTGACTTGCTTTCTACCAAGGCAACCCATTCACGCATGAATGCTTCCATGTCGGGGGTCTTGGTGTAGACCACTGAGTTGTTTGCCAAGGCCATCTCAGGTCGGTGTTCCCACCAGTTGCCTGATTTGGCGGTACGCATCTTGTCATCTTGCAGGTTGCTGAGACTAATCATTGCACTGCGGCGGACACCGCCTACGACAACAATCTCACCAATCTTGCACATGATGCTGTGACACTCGAAGCTGTCCAGACGGCGACCAGCGGCCTCTTTGAACTTGTCCACGGTGTAGCGGAACAACTGGTCAAGCGGCTCTGGGCCACTGGCGCGGCCTCCGAAAGTCTTCAGTCGCGCACCCGCTGGGCGTATCTTGTCCAAGTTCCACTGCGGAATATCGCCGCTGTACAGGAAAGAGATGAGCTTGCGGTATGCTTTAGACCAACCCTCTTTGCTGTCCTGAACAACAATCGTGTCATCGGACGGCGCAAGGTCGGCAGGGATTGTTGGCAGAGCATCTATATAGTGACGCTCCACACTAAAGCCTACCCCAGTCCCACAAAGCAGGATGAACATTGCCTCATCGAATGCTCTAGGATGATTAACAGGGAGATAGGAACAATTATATATACAAGTGTTGTCACGGTCTGCGGCCTCGCCTGCTGTCATTAAGGCTCTCATGGAAGGCATTACATCCAAATTGAGGATGGCCTCACGAACCTGTTTGACAGTCTTCTTATCGGTTATGTGTCTTTCAATAATGTTTGCCATGAAACGGTCTACGGTTTCACCCCATGACTCGCGGCGTTCCTCTTCAGGAAGCCAACGAGCGTAACGGGAAGTGGCGATGAATGTTTGGTAGTCTGTGGGGAGATAATTACTTTTCATTTTCGTCTTTTTTCGTCTTTATATATTGGTGGAACAGGACGGCGTAGTTGATGATGTCAATCAAAGTGTCCTCGACTGACTCATCCTTCACCGCCAACTCATTGTTTTCGGTGAACGAAGCCAACCGACTAAACTTGTCGGTCATGCGAACCAGAAAGCCCTTTTCTGTAGAGGTGATACCCATATCTTCAGTCCGCCGAAAGTTGGCGAAGATGTCTGCGTCACCTGCGTAGTCTTGGTTTTTCTTGTCCATAAGAACTCGCGCCTTGGCACACATGGCTTCATGTGCAACCAGAAGGTTTTGGCGTTTGCTATTAGTGCTTTCCCGCATCTCTTTCATGGAGCGACCCATGTAGTCGTGGTAACTTTCACGAGCCATGTGCCATCTCCTTCGTGTAACCTTCGTCTGCGGTCAAAGGCGGCTCCCATAGCTTGACGTTGCCGAAGGAGACATTCACATCACCAGCACGAAGCAGGTAAGCCATACGAGCATTCATCAGTGCGTCTTCACTGGGCTGTTCAGCTTTGGCATAAGCACCAAGAACGGCCTGCCACATATCAAGTGATGTTCTGCATCCAGCAAGGATGCGTTCTGCTTTAACTGGCCCAACGCCACGACAGCCTTTGTAATTGTCCGCCGTATCGCCCGTCAGTACTTGGGTATAGAAGTTCTTGAGGGCTTGTTGTTCTGATACCTCAATAACCTCACCTTTGTTGTAGTGGTAGCCAGCAATCGTTTGCAGGTCTTTATCGTCCGAAACGATGATTGTATCTTCGTCAAAGCTTTGTGTAGCCATGATTCCAAGAACGTCATCCGCCTCAAGCGTAGGCCATATAACTGCTAGGTATTTGGTTTTGAAGAAGTCCTGTGCAACTCCCAAGCCCATAGGCTTTCGGGTGTTGGCACGGTTGGCTTTGTACTCAGGATTTAGTTCCTTTCTGAAGTTCTTACGGTCAGACAAGGCGATGATTACCTCTTCCGTTTTGAACTTATCTTTCAAAGCCTCAATGCTCTTCGTCAGTTCAGCCATGACCTCTGCTTCGCTGGTGTGCATAGTCCAGAGGTCTTCGTCCCATTTTATTGGGTGTTCGCAAGCCGCCGCTGTGCGGTATGCGATGATGTCTCCATCAACAAGTAGTCGTACATTCATGTGTCAGTTTCCTCAGTGGATAGGTCAGCGTACAGTTTGACCGTATCCGTACTAAACAGCTTCGACAGGTTCACGAGGAACATGCGGGACGCATTATGGTCACCGCCGTTAACCACGCGATGGTGGTCTAGCTGTTCAACTATTTTCTTCAGGTTATCAACGCTGAACACCAAGGTGCAAAAAACGTCATCACCCAAAGCAAGATTATGAAACCAATAGTCGGCTTCGGTTGCTTTGATACCACTGGGCTTTCCCCAGCTTTGAAACTCGATGCAGATGTTTCCAGTTTTTGACCACTGGTCACGCTCTGTTTTGACCTCGATTTTTTTGTTCTGAAGCATGTCCGCAATGCGGTCTTCATGAAGGTGTCCGTAAGCAAGGTCTAAATCAAATTTCTTTCGGTCTTTCTTAGTGGGTTTCAGCCCAGTTTTTTCCGACATTATACTCTCCATCAAGTCGTAGTCGGAAGTTGTAGGCTTCTCCCGCGTCCTTGATGGCTTCCACACACAAAGCTCCTACGCGCTCTGTGATGCTCTTTTTGGCTATAATCTGAAGCTCATCATGAACAAATGCCGCTTGGTAATAGTCCTCTCCAAGCACAAAGCCTTCAGCCTGCATCTTGCGATGGAACTCAACGAGCCACCGCTTGCAGATGATTGCACCCGTGCTTTGAAGAAGCGTATTCAAGCTTGCGTGTTTATGTCGGACAGGCACTTTTCGCCCATCCAACACTTTTAGGTAGCCCCTGTTTTCTGCCGCCTTGCTTACGTTGTCACGAAGCTTGGCAAGCGCAGGGGTCTTTTTTAGGAACTGGGCTTTGAGCCTTCGTCCCGCTTTAGCATCTTTACCAACGATACTGCCGATTTTTTCATCACCTCCACCGTAGAGAAACCCGTAGATGAAAGTCTTTGCAGTCGCTCGTGAAGGTAAGCCAGCGGCTTCCATGTTGGTTGTATGTATGTCTCCCGTAAGTATCTCATCGGCATACGCTCCCCCATCGTATAGAGCCATATAATGAGCCAGAGCGCGTAGCTCCAGACCGCTAACATCACAGCCGATAATACGATAGCCATCAGGAGCGATAAAAAGACTCCGACAAGCACTACCGTAAGTAGCCCCTGTAGAAGGTATTTGACCAGTGTTGGGATTTGAATGCGTACAACGTGACGTATGCGTTCCCATGTGATTAACGCGCCCATGTATTCGTCCTTTCTTAACGAGCTTGAGCCAAGCTTGCTTACCTTCCCCAAGCTGTCCCAGTCGTTTCTGGAGCATCAGGTATTCAGATAGAAGTTTTGCCTCTGGGTACTCCAAGGCAGAGAGAACAGTCTCGTCCACCTTTGCAAGCCCTGTCTCAGTGAACTCATCAGGTTGCCAGTCGTATCGCTCTCGAAGCGCACGGGCTATGTGTTCACGGGAACAGGGGTTGAAAACAGTTTCTTTGACTTTGATGAAAGGCTCACCCTTCACATAGCCAAGTTTCTTATTGTTGACCTTGGGTATGAACTCTGTCTCTTCACGCCACGGCAGAAAGACTTCCTGTAGTTCAGCCTCAATCTCTGTGCGGCGGTTAGACAACTCGCCATAGAGCTTCCAGCCAGCCTGCTCATCAAAGGGAAACCCAAGGTACTCCTGCACCAGCAGATGGTGATGCACCTCATGCTCTAACTTGATGGCATCCTCGCTGTACTTCTTGCTCTCAATCTTCAAGAACAGGTGTTTGTTTACCACGACATCTTGGCGGCAGTACTCAAGCATCTGCTCAGTGAAAACATCAAAGTCTTCTTGCTCACCAAACTCGCCCTTCAATTCGCCAAGGCGGTAGCCCCATGCCTTGAGGCTATGTGAGCCAATCATCTTCGGTGGCAGTTTGCCTGCATGATAGAGCGTGAAGTCCTTGTTCTTAACGTCAGACCAAATGAGGCGGCACATCACTAACGTGTCACGCACCTCGCCTTCATAGTCGAAGTCAAAAATGTTTTTGAGGGCAGGTAAATCGTAGCCCATAATGTTATGCCCAATCAGGCAGTCAGCCTGTGCAAGGAGTTCAAGCCCTGCCTCAAGCTGGTCAGGACGGAACACATACTCTTCGTCTGTGTCCACATCCCGTGCGACAATGCAGTGTACAATGTCGGGTGTGAGGCTATTCGCCTCTATGTCAAATATCAGTCTCATAATCGTTACCTTGTAACGGTTTTAGTTACAGTGTCTGTCCGCACAGGTTTGCTAAGTCATCGGCAAGGTCACGAAGCTGATGTGCGATGGCTAGGACGGTTTCTTTGTCTTCAGGGTCACTAATCAGACCCCCACGCCCGTTGCCATATAGCTCATCAGTTTCATCGAAAAGAGCGTCATAGGTGATTGAAAAAAGTTGAGGCGGTGTTTCAG